ATTTGTTGGATGTTGTAATGCCAGTTAAAAAATCAAAACTAAAATATGAAATTAATAAAGGCGATCATTATAGTGGAGAATTAGAAGATTTGTTTGATGTTGTAAGGCCAGTTAAAAAAGGTGAAGGCGGTGCTGTAGGTTTGCCTCCTATTATTTTAAATGAGCAGCCTAAAGAAAATCCAGACATGGTTGGTCCACCTTATGAAACAAATAATCCTAATGAGGCCATAAAGGAAATTTTAAGAAGAACGGCAGGAAGTGGTGTAGCAGGTATACCTATAGGTGGTGATGTTTCTTTAGATTTTCCTTATGGTACTAATAGAGAATATGATGTTGCACTAGGATATAACACGTCTAGCGGCGATGGTATTTCTGGAGGTTATGCTGTTAACGTAGGAGGTGATGATATAATGGGTGCTGCGTACAATAGCCCCGATGATTCTTTTAATATTGGAGTGAGAAAACAAGAAGGATCTGATCCTCAGTGGAGCTTTCAGAAAAAATGGAAATTTGCTAAAGGTGGTAAAGCATGGCAGCCTAAAAGCGCACCTAAATTAACAACAACAATACCCCCAGAGCGAGGTCCAACACCACATGGATTGACTTATCTCACGGGAGATGATATAGTAAAACATAGAATTGGATAATGGCAGAAATCGATAAGACATTACCTAATGTCGTCAAACAACCCACAGAAATACCTACGCCCGATGTGACTGGCGAGGACACCGAAGTAAACTTGGTCGAAGATCAAGTGACCACGGATATTGAACAAACAGAATTACCCGATGGTGGAGTAGAAATTAATTTTGATCCACGATCCGCGTTGAATGGAAAACAACCCGATGGACATTTTTCCAACCTGGCTGAATCTTTAGAAAACAGCATTCTTTCTAAACTCGGTTCAGAAATGCATGCCAATTATACCGATTATAAAAATTCAAGAAAAGAATGGGAACAAACTTATATTAAGGGACTCGATCTCTTAGGATTTAAAAGTACGCTTAAAACCGAACCGTTTCAAGGCGCGAGTGGAGCAACCCACCCTGTGTTAGCCGAAGCGGTTACTCAGTTTCAAGCACAAGCTTACAAAGAACTATTACCAGCCGATGGGCCGGTGAGAACACAAGTGATTGGTCGTAGCGATCCTCAACGTGAACAGCAATCACAACGTGTTAAAGATTTCATGAATTATCAGATCATGTTCGAGCTGAAAGAATACGAAGCTGAATTTGATCAGATGTTATTTCATTTACCATTAGCCGGATCTACCTTTAAAAAAATTTATTATGATTCATTACTTCAAAGAGCCGTTTCCAAATTTGTTCAAGCGGACGACCTAGTCGTTCCTTATTCGGCAACGTCTCTCGATGACACGGAAGCCATTATTCACTTGGTTAAGATGTCAGAAAACGAATTAAGAAAACAACAAGTATCCGGATTTTATCGAGATGTGGAATTAACCAAACCTCCTATCGTTAGCGATCGCGTTGAAGAAAAACAAAAATCATTGGCGGGTACGACAAAAGTCGGCCGTCAAGAAGATGTTTATACCCTTTTAGAATGTCACGTTAATTTAGATTTAGAAGGATTCGAAGACATGAATCCTCAAAATGGTATTCCAACTGGAATCAAGCTTCCTTATGTAGTCACTATCGACGAGGGTACTCGAACAGTGTTATCAATCAGAAGGAACTTTGCGCCCAACGATCCAACCAAAAAGAAAATCCAATATTTTGTCCATTTCAAATTTCTGCCTGGACTAGGGTTTTATGGTTTTGGATTGATTCACATGATTGGCGGATTGAGCAGAACCGCAACGGTCGCTCTCCGCCAATTACTGGACGCAGGGACCCTTTCCAATTTACCGGCAGGTTTTAAAGTTAGAGGAGTTAGAGTCCGAGATGACGCAGCTCCAATCCAACCTGGAGAATTTAGAGACGTTGATGCTCCCGGTGGCAATTTAAAAGATGCTTTTCAATTTTTACCTTACAAAGAACCGTCTCAAACCCTCTTACAATTGATGGGAATTGTGGTTCAAGCAGGTCAACGATTTGCTTCGATCGCGGATATGCAAGTGGGCGATGGAAATCAGCAAGCCGCTGTTGGTACAACAGTAGCTTTACTCGAAAGAGGTTCCAGAGTGATGAGTGCCATTCACAAAAGACTGTATGCAGCCCTAAAAAGAGAATTTGAGTTGCTTTCTAAAGTTTTTGCACAATATTTACCTCCTGTTTACCCTTATGACGTCGTTGGAGGCTCACGAGAAGTTAAAGCACAAGATTTTGATCAAAGAATTGATGTTTTACCGATTTCAGACCCGAATATTTTCTCTCAAACACAAAGAATTACAATTGCACAGACTGAATTACAACTTGCTATGTCTAATCCACAGATGCACAACCTTTATCAGTCATATCGTAAGATGTATGAGGCTCTAGGAATCAAAGATATTGATAGAATTTTGCCTCCACCCCCTCCGCCAGCACCAAAAAATCCAGCTTTGGAAAATATTGATGCTATGGCGTCGAAACCTTTCCAAGCTTATCGTGGTCAAGATCATCGATCGCATATTACATCGCATCTTTACTTCATGGCGACTAATTTAGTTCGAAACAACCCCATGGTGATGGGTGCTTTAGAGAAAAATATTTTAGAACACATTGGTTTGATGGCGCAAGAACAAGTGGACATTGAATTTCAGCAAGAAACAGCGATGTTGCAACAATTACAGCAACAAGCGATGCAAAATCCACAAGCACAACAACAATTACAACAAATTGTGATGAAACTGGAAGCAAGAAAAGCAGTTTTGATCTCTGAAATGATGGAAGAATTCATGTCAGAAGAAAAGAAAATTACATCTCAATTTGACCATGATCCTTTACTAAAAATTAAATCTAGAGAGGTTGATTTGAAGGCAATGGAAAATGAACGTAAAAAAGAGGAAATGGGAGCAAGAATTAACATTGATAAAGCTAAATTAGTTCAAAATAGAGATATTGTTGATGATAAACTTGAACAAAACGAAGAATTGGCGGAATTAAGAGCCGATACGTCTTTAGAGAAGCAAAGAATGGCTAATGCGGCTAAAAGAACTTCCGATCTCATGAAACGTAGCGATGTAAGGACCTTGAAAGGTCCTAGAAGATAGTATAGTAATATATAAGGAGAAAACTATGGCAAAAACAGATAAAGAACCTTTTTACAAAGGAAATATTTCTTTAGACACCAATAAAGACGGTTATCAAAAAGGTGGAAAAGAAATTCAGATTCCTAGAGGTCCCGTTGAAAACAAAGTTGGCGGTCAAAGAAGAATGTTAGCCTCTAAAAAGTCTAAAGTTAAGTGGTGCTAATATGTGGTTTAATCTAGCCGGAATGGCTCTAAAAGCTGGAGCCAAGATTTATTCCAATAGACAAAGAACGAAAGTAGCTATGTCTGATGCACAATTATTGCATGCAGAACGTATGGCCCGAGGTGAGGAATCTTACCAGGGTAAACTTCTCGAAGCTCGTCAATCAGATTGGAAGGACGAATTCGTTTTAGTCATATTATCGGCCCCCATAATTGTCTTAATGTGGGCAGTCATAAGTGACGATCCGACAGCGATGGAGAAAGTAAAACTTTTCTTTGAGTATTTCTCAACATTGCCAACTTGGTTCACTTCACTTTGGATTTTAGTCGTCGGGAGTATTTTTGGCATAAAAGGAACTCAAATCTGGAGAAATGGTAAGAAGAAATAATGCCTTTTAAGTCAGAAAAGCAAAGACGGTATATGCACGCTAATTTACCCAAAATTGCGAAGCGTTGGGAGCATAAGTACAAATCTGGAGGCCCCACACGAGTTGCAATAGCTAAGAATTGTGGTAAGCTGAGAAAAAATGGTAAAAAAGCCTGATAAAAAAGATTCTGGTTTAAAATTTGGCGGTGGTTCACAAGTTACCGTAGAAAAGAAGAATAAGAAAAAGAAAAAAGAAGCTAAATACATAGGATCAGCTATTCGATCTGAATATGGAGGAAAAGAGTTAAGTAATAAGACGTATGAAAGTTATTATAAGGATTTAATTTAAAATGGAAGAGCTAACACTAATTAATAAAATACAAAAAGCACTGAAAGAACAATATCAACAAATTGGCGACGCCATGATTTCAGGTGGGGTTGACAATATGGAAAAATATAAATATATGATGGGACAGGCACATGCCTATTATAAAATATCACAGGACATCTCTAGCCTGCTGAAGAAAAAGGAGCATAATGAGAAACAGGGAAACAGCAAAATTATCAAGTTCGGAATCTCCGAAGATACTGAAGCATAAACCAGCCTTAGAAGAAAAATACAAAGACACTCAGAAAAAAGAAGTTGAAGGTTACGAACGTTTAAAAAGTAAAGAAACAACTAAACTACCTAAACCAACAGGTTGGAGAATTTTAGTTTTACCTTTTAAACTACCAGAAAAAACTAGAGGCGGTATATATTTAGGAGAGCCTACATTAGAGAGACAACAGGTAGCTTCAACATGTGGATTAGTTTTAGAAATGGGTCCTCATTGTTATGACAAAGAAAAATTTCCAGAAGGACCTTGGTGTAAAAAAAGAGATTGGGTTATCTTTGCAAGATATGCAGGTAGCCGAATACAGATCGATGGCGGGGAAGTAAGATTGCTAAATGACGATGAAGTATTAGCAACCATCGAAAATCCCGAAGATATACTTCATCAATTTTAACATAGGAGGAAACTATGCCAGACGTAGACAAAAAGACAGTACCTATCGACACATCCGGACCGGATAAAGAGATAGAACTGCCAGAAGAAAAACAAGAGACGGCTCCGATTGAAACTGAAGCGCCAAAAGAAGAAGTAAAAGCTCCAGAGGAAAAAGTAGTTGTTGAAGAAAAAAAAGAAGAACCTGCTGTAGAGACTAAAGAAGAAGTCGAAAAACCGCAGGAAGAAAAAAAGGACCAAGAACTATCTGATTATAGTGAAGGTGTACAAAAAAGAATCTCTAAATTAACTAAAAAATGGAGAGAAGCAGAACGTCAAAAAGACGCTGCAGTTAAGTACGCTGAAGGTGTAATCGTAGATCAGAAGCAAATGAAAAGTAGGTTAAGTAAATTAGAACCTGGTTTTTTACATGCAACTGAAGAAAGTATCAAAACAGGACTTGACGCTGCAAAAGCTAAGTTAGCTGCTGCTAGAGAGGCAAACGATCTAGGAGCGGAAACAGAAGCTATGGCTTCAATTTCTGAGTTAGGATACAAAAAAGCAAAATATCTTGAGGCCAAGGAAGCTCAGGATAGAGTAGCAAAGCGTAAATCACAACCAATGCCTTCTTTACAGGATGCTATGAAATCACCTCAATTACCTGCTGATCCAAAAGCAGAAGGTTGGGCTGAGAAAAATAGCTGGTTTGGAACAGACTCTGCAATGACGTATACAGCGTTTGATATCCACAAAAGACTGACTGAAGACCAAGGTTTTGACACTTCAAGTGACGAATACTATGCAGAAATTGATAAGCAAATGAAGCTTGCATTTCCGCAGAAATTTGGTACAACTGATACTAAGGAATCGACCAAACCGGTACAACAAGTAGCTTCAGCGAAGCGAAGTACAAATACAGGTCGCAGAAAAGTCAGACTCACTTCTTCTGAGCTAGCAATCGCTAAAAAATTAGGAGTGCCACCTGAAGAGTACGCAAAACAAAAACTAAATATCACGAAGGAGGTATAAGCGTATGAAAAATGAAGACAAAAAAACTTCCCGTGCGAGCCAAACTAGAGAAAAGACAGCTCATAAAAAAGTTTGGACTCCACCATCATCTTTAGATGCACCCCCTGCGCCAACAGGTTTTAGGCACAGATGGTTAAGAGCTGAGTCCGTAGGGTTTTCGGACACTAAGAACATTCAAGGCAGATTACGATCTGGTTATGAATTAGTAAGAGCGGATGAATACCCAGATTCAGACTATCCAGTTGTCGAAGACGGCAAATACAAGGGGATTATCGGAGTTGGTGGCCTAGTGCTCGCTAGAGTACCGGAAGAGATCGCAAAACAGCGGACTGACTATTACCAAAGACAGCACGCTGATAAAGTAAAAGCAGTAGACTCCGATCTCATGAAGGAAGAGCATCCGAGCATGCCTATCAATATAGATAGACAGACTCGAGTTACTTTCGGTGGTACAAAGAAAAGTTAATTTTTTAACGATTCTACCTCCGGATAAACTATAACAAGATGTTCAAAGGAGGACATAAATATGGCAAATCAAGACAGTGCCTTTGGTCTAAGACCAATTGGCAAAGTTGGCCAAAATAGAGATAACCAAGGTTTATCCGAATATGCTATCGCGGCAAGTTCAACCGCTATATATTTCCAAGATCCAGTGAAAGCACTGGCGACTGGTTATATTGGCGTTGCAGCAGCAGGCGAGGCACTATTGGGTTCACTAAACGGGATCTT